GTGACTGGGCTGGGTAACCTTTTCCAACTCTGAGCAATTTCCAAGAAAGGGGGAAAATAAATTGGCTAGGGCGTTGAAGAAAATTAACGAAAATAAATTTACAGAGATTTTTGAGCAAACTGTAAGCGATATGAAAAACCTGGGAACATACAAACAAGAATTTTCCCCTGCTATTACAAGATATGCAGAAATGCGAATGCAGTTTGAGAATATAATGCGGCAGTGGTACGATGAAGGTTGCAAAGTTACGGAAGAGTACACAAACAAAGCTGGAGCAACAAACATAAGAAAGACGGCGTTGTATCTGTCCATAGAAGGTATGAGAAGGGAAATGACTGAACTAGAAAATCTTTTTGGACTTACTCCCGCAGGTCTAAAAAAGATTAAGCAAAAGGGACTTGAAACAGGAAAGAAAAGCAAATTAGCGGAGGCATTGGCAGGACTTGAGTAAGAAAAAGTATAAGAATTACGATGTTGTAATGAAGTACGCAAAAGACATCGTAAGCGGGAAAAAGATTGCTTGCAAAAACCAGATACTTGGTTGCCAAAGGTTCCTTGACGATCTAAAAAACAAAGAATATGAATTCAGGCCCAAAAATGCCGAGTTCGTTATTGGAATAATAGAAAAAACCTTTTGTCACCAACAAGGCGAAAAACTAGACGGCACTCCGCTTCGGGGTACGCCTTTTTTATTGGAGCCGTTCCACAAATTTATAGTTTATAATCTTTTGGGATTTTATCACAAAGGAACTGAGATTGTAAGATTTCATGAGGCTTTGATATATATCCCTAGAAAAAACATCAAAACAAGTTTTGCGGGGGCATTAGCCTACGCTCTTGGGTTGCTTTACCGTAAGAGTGGTTCAAAAATTTATATAACAGCTGCAGCTCTTGCCCAAACTTTAGAAAGTTTTAATTTCATCAAATACAATATTGTCAATATGGGCGAAGATGAAACATTCAGAATAATTGATAATAACAATGAGCATTCCATTACCGGTGATCTAGGTGATGGATTATTTTTTGTTAGAGCCCTGGCAGCTAATCCAGACGCACAAGATTCATTCAACTGTAACATTGCTATTGCTGACGAGATACACGCATTCAAAAAGCCGAAACAATACAATCTTTTCAAAGAAGCAATGAAAGCCTACACCAACAAACTGATGATTGGCATTAGCACAGCCGGAGACAATATGAATTCGTTTCTATACCAGCGCCTCCAATATACTAAGAAAATTTTAGACAGAACCGTCAAGGACGAACAGTATTTTGTTTTCATCTGCGAAGCAGATCTAGACGAAAACGGCAATGTAGATTACACAAGCCCAAAAGTTCACGAAATGGCAAACCCTGCATACGGCGTATCAATACGACCTAACGAAATTTTGAATGATGCCTTACAAGCACAAAACGACCCGCAACAAAGAAAAGACTTTTTCGCAAAATCGCTCAACGTCTACACAGCAGCGTTGAAAGCTTATTTTGACATTGACGAGTTCCGAAGAAGTAATGCAGAGGCTGAAAAGGTGCTTGGCATTGACCCTAATTGGACGATTCAAAAGAAGATTGAATTTGTTTGTAAGATAGTTGCTAATTGGTTTGGCGGTTCGGACTTATCAAAATTACACGACTTAACGGCAGGCGTCCTGTATGGAAGCTGCAAAGATATAGATATAATATTACCACATTGTTGGTTCCCGATCGTTGCGGCTCATAGAAAAGCAGACGAGGACGGAATACCTTTGTTTGGCTGGCAAGAAGATGGATGGCTAACAATGAGTAATTATCCAACGGTCAATCATGCAGAAATAATTAATTGGTACAAGGCCCTTAAAAAGAAAGGGTTTAAAATAAAACAGATTGGTCATGATAGAAAATTCTGCAGAGAATATTTTATGGGCATGAAAAAAGAGGGTTTTCAGATTGTAGACCAGCCTCAATATTTCTACAAAAAATCTGAAGGATTCAGACATATCGAGAAAAAGGCAAAAAACAAACAACTGTACTATTTTGGGGCAGAATCTTTCGAATATTGTCTTCAAAACGTACTAGCAATAGAAAAAACTGATGACATGATTCAATATGAAAAAACCGAGGAAACGGCACGTATAGACGTATTTGATGCGGCTGTTTTTGCATGCGTCAGAATGCTGGAAAACTTAGAGAAATCGCAAAGCGCGAAGGGGTGGTTTGATTGAGTAAGAAAAGAAAAAGACCTAACAACCAGACGAGAGATGCTCCAACAAGCTATAGCACTGCATGGTTAACATCGGCAGATGCGTATAGTGTTTTAACAACGTCAGGATATACAAAACTAAGCAATTGTCCTGAAGTCAGAATGTGCGTTGATATATATGCTGACCTGATTAGCAATATGACGTTGCACCTGATGCAGAATACCGAAAAGGGAGATGTACGAGTTAAAAATGCGTTGAGCCGAAAGCTTGATGTGCAGCCAAACAGATTAATGACGAGAAAAACTTTCATCTACAATCTAGTTTGGACCTTGATGCTGGACGGAGACGGAAATCAAGTAACATATACAAGATTAGCCGACGATCTGATAGATAACCTTGAACCTCTGAAGCCTTCGCAAGTTAGGTTTATTGATGTTCCGGGAGGTTACAAAATCAAATACGGAGATGATATATTTTTTGATCCGGAAGAGGTTTTGCATTTTGTAATTAATCCTAATCCAGAAAAACCTTGGCTAGGCACCGGATACAAGGCGGTGCTGAAAGATGTAATACAAGGGATAAAACAAGCAGGAGCCACAAAAAACAAGATAATGGAAAGTCCAGCGCCTTCAATTATTGTGAAGGTAGATGGATTAACGGAAGAGTTTTCAAACGTAGAAGGTCGAAGGAAGTTAAGAGGTCAATATCTCGATGCTAGTGAAAACGGAGAGCCTTGGTTCATCCCTGCAGAAATGTTTTCAGTCGAACAAGTCAAGCCTCTAACGCTCAATGACTTAGCTATTAAAACAAACCTAGAGCTAGACAAAAAGACGGTTGCTGGAATATTCCAAATACCGCCTTTTTTGATTGGTGTAGGCGAATTCAACCAGGACGAATACAACAACTTCATCGGTTCGAAAATCTTGGGAAAAGCAAAAGTAATTGAGCAGGAATTAACCCGAAAACTTTTGTACTCTCCGGATTATTATTTCCGCTTCAATCCTCGCTCTTTGTATTCTTATAGCCTGCAAGATATTGTTGCAGCTGGTTCAGCAATGACCGACCGTATGGCAATGAGGAGAAATGAGTGGCGTGATTGGATTGGAATGAGTCCAGATCCTGAAATGGATGAATTGCTAGCATTAGAAAACTATGTTCCGGCTGACAGGCTAGGAGATCAAAAGAAATTGATTGGAGGTGGTGAAGATGAATAGAGAATTAAGGCAAGCAAGGTGCCAAGCGACACAATTTAGAGCTGCCGAGACTGACGGCGAAAAATATATTGAAGGTTATTTTTCTGTATTCGGTTCTAATTATGAATTATGGCCAGGAGCAACCGAAAGCATTGATGTAAACGCATTTGACGGAGCTTTAAGTGATGACATAAGAGCATTAATTGATCATGAAACAAGACTAGTTCTCGGAAGAACAAAATCAAATACGCTTGAGCTCAAAGTGGATAGTCGTGGACTATGGGGCAGAATTAAGCTCAACCAAAATGATACTGACGCAATGAATTTGTATAGTCGTGTGGAGCGGGGCGATGTAGATCAGTGTAGTTTTGGCTTCGACATCTTAGAAGAGGAAACTGAGTGGCGGGATGACGGATCCGTTCACTGGACAATCAAAAAAGTTAAGTTGTACGAGGTTTCATGTGTTACATTTCCGGCATATAAAGACACGTCTATATCAGCTCGGAAGCAAGATTTTGAAAATATCAAAAAACGAAAAATTGACGCCTGGAAGTCCGGGCTGAAAGAGAGGTTGAAGAAATGTTAAAACAATTAATACTTACAAGAAAACTTAAGGAGCTTAGAAGCAAGCTAGCCACACTCTCCGAGAAAGACGCAGATTTTGCAACTAGAAAAGCAGAAATGAAAAAACGCGAAGAGGAATTAGAAGCTGCAATCAATGAAATTAATGACGAAACATCCGAAGAGGACCAAAAGACCGTTGAGGATTCTGTTGCAGAATTTGAAAATGACCAAAAAACACTTGAGGCGGAGGAAAATGAACATGTTTCTGAAAAGAAAAAACTGGAGGATGAAATCCAAAAACTTCAAGAAGAGCTTGACGAAGTCAACGCCAGAGCCGCAAGTGCAGGAAATGAAACAAGAAAAGAAGGTCAAAACAAAAAAAGAGAGGATGAAAAGTATATGAGAAATAGAAATATTTTCGGAGACGCTTTGAAAGACCTCATAACAAGGTCGGAAATTAAGGATTTTCTTGGTGAAGTGAGAAGTTTGAAAGGACAAAAAAGGGCGGTTACAGGGGCAGAGTTGACCATACCAGAACCCATGTTAGACCTTTTAAAGGATAACATGTACAGATATAGTAAATTAATTACAAAAGTAAGGTTAAGAACTGTATCGGGAAAAGCAAGGCAAAATGTCATGGGCACAGTTCCGGAAGGTATATGGACAGAAGCTACAGGGATTCTTAATAAATTAGCTTTCTCATTTAATCAGATCGAAGTTGACGGCTACAAAGTTGGTGGTTATGTAGCAGTTCCGAATTCAACTTTAGAGGATAGCGACATCAATCTTGCAAGCGAATTACTAGATGGCATAGGCCAGGCTATAGGGTTGGCGGTTGACAAAGCTATAATATACGGCACTGGTACAAAGATGCCTGTAGGTATTGTGACTAGATTAGCACAAACAGCAGAACCTTCAAGTTGGGATGCAAACGCTCCAACATGGGTAGATTTGCACGAAACCAACATCAAAGCAATCGACATGACTGACGTTGTAGCAGAAGAATTTTTCGCTGAATTAATGCTGAATATGGGAATAATCGATCCTGCTTATAGTAACGGAACTAACACGTTCTGGGCAATGAACAGAAAAACAAGAATGGCAATATTGGCAAATGCAATAACAGTTAATGCAGCGGGTGCAATAGTGGCAGGATTCAATGCAACAATGCCGGTTGAGGGCGGAGATATTGTTGAATTGCCATTTATGAGCGACGGAGATATAGTGGGCGGGTTTGGCTCATTATACTTATTAGCCGAAAGAGCAGGAAGTCAATTGGCAGTAAGCGAGCATGCTAAATTCATTGAAGATCAGACTACTTTCAAAGGTACTGCACGTTACGACGGAATGCCTGTAAGAGGTCAAGCGTTCGTAGCTCTCAACATCAATGATACTGCTCCTGCCACAACTAAGGAATTTGCTACAGACGCAGCTAACTAATGAAGGGAGGAATGAAAATTGAATACATTTGCAAGAATTATGGGGCGGCGAAATGCAAAAGACGTTAAGGCACTTAAGGCAGCTACTGCGAACATTCAATCAGAAATAATTGGAGATGTTGAGGAATTAAGTACAACTGAAAAGTCTATTGTTGGAGCTGTTAATGAAGTTAAGGCAGCTACTATGAACGTAATGGCTGGTCATAGTGTTAAGAATTATGGGGCTAAAGGTGACGGAACAGCAGACGATACACAAGCTTTTGTATCTGCTCTTACTGCTGCTAATGGCGAACTTGTAATTGTTCCGAGTGGTATATACAATGTAAATACTGTTACAACAGACGGTCTAAATATAAATATGGTAGGGATAGGCAAACCTGTCATACAATTAAAGACTACTGTAAACAATAAGCAATGCTTACACATCAAAAATGCAAATAGCATTCATGTAGAAGGTATAGTATTTGATGCTGAGAGCGAAGCTCACGAACAGGATGCTTTTGATTTAGCATGCGTATTTATTACTAATAGCAAAAACATTAACATATCTAAATGCAAATTCCAAAATGCGTATAGGGAAGCATTGGCGTTTTTTGGAGTTACCACTGATTTAAATATCCAAGATTGTGTATATCACAACGTTTCATCACACTGTTGGATAACCGGAGGATACTGCCAAAACGTAAAATTCTTAAGAAACTACTCTACCAATGGGAGAAGGCAAGGATTTGAAATTGATAACAGAAATACTCAAATATCAAGTAACATACTTATTGAAGGAAATACGTTTATTGATATCGGAGATGCTACTGCAAATATCACACAGGTAAAAAATATAACATACAGAAACAACAAAATTGTAAGTACTACAGGTACTGGATATACCTATGCAATAAGGATG